CAAAATTTAAATTAAAGTTATTTAATAATTCTTCATTTTTAGTAATTTCTTTTTTAATTCCAGTTTTTTGATTATTAATTTCAATATTTAAATAACTATTACCCAATACATTTAATATATTTTGATTATTCATTAAATTTTTAATTACAAATTGATATGTTAGTCCAAATTTAGATTGCATACAAGGTGATTTGCCAATTAGTATATTATGTAATTGATGATGACTTGGTAAATCAAAATTTGGTAATAATATTACTGTTCCAAATTTATCTAAACCACGCCGTCCAGCACGTCCCGCCATTTGCGTATATTCGTCACTTCTTAAAAAACGTAGTCCATTATTATCAAATTTTTCTAAATCACTAAATACAACAGTTTTCACTGGTTTATTTACACCAACAGCAAACGTCTCAGTTGCAAATAATATTTTAATTAATCCCTTTCCATAAATTATTTCAATTATTTCTTTTAAAATTGGTATTAAACCACTATGATGATAACATACACCTTTAAATAATAACTTTTCAATCACATTATATTGATTTAAATGACCATATATTTTTTTATATGGACCTACCAACTTATTATATAATGTTGTTAATTCCTTCATTTCATCACTATTTAATAAATTTTTTTGTATACATTTTGCATATTTCTCACATTGTGCTCTACTAAATTTAAAAAATAATGTTGGTGTATGATTAAAATGAATTAAATTATCTATAAAATGTGGTAAAAATTGAGGTATTTTTTCAATTCTATTATAATTTTTCTTAATTATTTCATAATTTTTAAATACCTTTTTATCATCTACTATTTTAATTAAACGATCATCTTTAATATCATAAAAATAATGTGTTAATGGTACAACACGATGATGTGTACTAATTAATGAAACATTTTTCTTTTTTAAATTACCAATCCAAGCTGCAAAATATTCTGGTTTATCAATTGTTGCACTTAACATAACTAACACAACATCAGAATCCAATAACATTAAACATTCCTCCCACACTTTTCCACGATGAGGATCATTAAAATAATGTACTTCATCAAATATTACATATCCAATATGTTCAGGTTGTATTGATTCATTACCATTTTTATAAAGTATATTTCTTAAAATTTCTGTTGTCATTACAATACATTGAGCATCTGGATTTACTTTAATATCACCTGTCATTATACCAACATCATCAAAAATTTGTTTTAATTCATCATATTTTTGATTACTTAAAGTTTTAATTGGTGATGTATAAATTACTTTTTTATTATTTTTAAAAGCTTCATGTATTGCAAAAATTGCTGGAACTGTTTTTCCACTTCCTGTATGTGCACATAATAATACATTTTCTTTAATACTAATCCGGTAATTTGCTTCTTTTTGAAATTCATCACATTCAAAATCAAAATGATTTTCTATATTATTTGCTTCTTCATGAGCTTTATCATTAAAGATTTTAACAAAATCCATATTTAATTAATAATAGTATTAATGGTTTAAATAATTTTTATAATTAACCAATTCTCTTTACACTACTAAAGACTACATTGATTACTCCGTTAACTTTCTTAATTCTATCCTTGATATCAGATGTTTCAGTAGAACACCTAATATCAGCTTGTTCATAGTTTTCATCCTTATACCATACTGTAGTATGCTTAAATGATTCTCTTTTAGGAGATTCCAAGAATGTAAAATCAAGTTTCCATTCTACAACCATATCTACGTCTGAAATATAGTCAGAATGATCAATGTCCCAAGATCCCTCATTAGAATCAAGAGTCAAATAATTATTCTTGATAAGATCGTTAACGATGCTGTTGTTAAAGCTTGTGTTAGACGTCATTGTATTTTGAACAATCGTTTTGTACTTTCTTTTTATTTTAACTTTAATATTAGTTATTTTTTTTTCAGTTTTTTTATAATTTTTTTTGGTTTTTTTTTTGGTTTTTTTTTTGGTTTTGTTTTTGGTTTTGTTTTGTGACGGTGAAATCATCATTACTCCCAATCAACTAGATCAACTTGAACTGAAGATCCTTCTTCAGCAGCCTCTGAACTCACTTGTAAATCACCAAGAGTCTGTAAGACTACTTTTTCCCTACACATGGGGCAACTTACTGAATCTCTTCTTCCAAATTCAGATCTCTGAGTGCTTGTCATGACATGATTGTACATACAATCTGCACAATACTTGTGTCCACAAGTGGTGATAACTGTATCTCCACATTGATGAAACGCTTCTTGGCAGATTGGACACATCTCATTATCTTGAATTTCTTCTTTCTCAACAATTTTTGGAAAGTATGGCGGAAAGTTTGGTTCATCAGCTAGCCTAAACAGTTTTTCACCAGTCTCATGATGTTTCTTGTTCAGCATCTTGTTTAGTCTTTCAACTAGTTTCAACTGCTGCTCAAGGAAAACCAATGCACATTGAGTACATGATTTTGAGAAATTTGATGTGAAATCAGAATAAGGTGCTACCCTATTTGGACGTGGTGTTTGAATGTAGTGTCGTCTACAACTACATGGAATCTCTGTTGGCATCATGAATCGAAGGAGACCGTGATGAATGTCATTCATGCTTAAAGCAAGAGTTTCATGTTTTGTTTTTCCTTCAATATTAACACGCACATTAATGTCCATTGTTGTATTGACATACATCAAGTTGTTGATTGTGAAATCACATATTTTGAACATTGGATGAGCCATGTTGACAAAGTCAATTGATGTTTGAAATTCAGGCAAATCAGCCACAATTCTACGTACTGGGTAAATAGTATTTGTGGGTGATTCTTCTATTCCATCATCAATACGAAGTCGATCTTGGTTTTCCAATTTTTTGATGATAATACCAGCTGACTCACCAATGACACCAATGTCGATGTCATTATCTTGGTGATTCAAGCCCATAATCTTGTCACGAACAAAACCTCCAAAAATAACCCATTTTCTCATATTAGGCGAATTTGAATGTTGATGTAAAACATCAGAATTCTCTTCAAGCATACCACATATGAATTTTGTGTTGCTTTTACGTGGAATCACACGGCGTCCTCTTTGATATGCCATCTTCTTCAGATGTCACAAAAAAAACTTGTTATTTAATTATTTCATATCAGAAAAATAGGTATCAAATTTTTTTTATAATTTTTATTTACAAACGTCCTCCATTTCCACCACGTCCTCCACGTCCTCCGCGTCCTCCGCGTCCTCCACGTCCTCCACGTCCTCCACGTCCTCCATGACTAGAGTTTGGAGAATTAGTATTATGTGATTCTTCACTAATTTCATCCATTGTTTTTAATGATACTAATTGTTTGCAATAAGCACAAATACAGTCATCGTCAGAATTCATACTTTCTCGTGTCTGAATATAATCATTAAAACATGAAGCACAAAACTTATGTCCACAATTTGTAATTATCATTTTATATGGATCATTGAATGATTCATGACATATTGGACATATATCATCAATCTCAGTTTCAAGAACTTTCGGATAATAAGGTGGAAAATTTGGTTCATCAGCTAACGTAAATAAATTTTCTCCAGTGTTAGGATCTTTCTTATCTTTTATCTTATTTAGTCTAAGTACTAACTTAAGTTGTTGTTCAATTAATATTTTTTTACATTTTTTACAATTATATGAATAATTATCATGAAAAATACAACTAAATGGAAGATAATCAAGAGGCATCATATAACGTATCTTTCTATTAAAAATATCGTTCATACAATAAGTTAACGTTTCATGTTTACTTTTATTTTTCATCTTAATACGGATATTTATATCAAGAGATTTATTAATCATGATAAAATTATTGATTGTTAAATCACATAAAGTATTAAAATCATTATCAATATTACATAAATCAACTTGAACATCTTTATCTGATGGTGAATCAAAATACATTGTCATTACAGGATAAATATTAAGATCTCTTTTTATTAATTTTGTAATACGACATTGTCTAATTAGGTCATCAATAATTTTTTGACGCACTGAATTACTAGTTGCAATATCAATATCATCTTCATTTTGAATTCCAATTAACATATTTCTTACATATCCTCCATAAATATACCATTCCTGATTTCTATCATACTTAAATAATAAATCAGTAATAAATTTTAAAGTTGATTTTCTATCATAATTAACAACGTCAGAACTGTTTGTCCAAAACATGTCTTTTTCACAAAGTTTAGTAAACTGAGATCGTCAACACAATTTCTTGTTTTAATAAATAATGAATTATGAATTTTTATTTTCAAATTTTTATTAAAAATTAACAATTAATCTTTAATAGATCGTAATGATAATAATCTGGCTTAAAACAATATAAAATATTATTTTCTATTTTTTCTTCATAATTATTACTATTAAAATATTTAAATAATAATTTATTTATTTTTTCATCAGTTATAATTAACATTGGATATGGTATATTTATTATATTTAATAAAATACATTGCATTAAAATAATTAAATCATTTTTATTATAATCTTGATTAATATTTAAAATGTCTGTATAAATAATATTTTGAAAATTAAATTCAGATAATATTGTATTTAAATTATTTTTATATGTTAATACTCTTAATTTACTAATATCTTTGTTTAATATTTTTTTAACATAATTATAAATATACTTATTACTATTATTATTATATAAAAAAAATGGATATTTATTTTGTCTAAAATTTTGTAAAAATCCAGTTATAAATGTTTCAAAATAACCTGATACATTATTTATTCTCATATTATATTGATACAAAAAATAATAATTATTTAATTCATTACTTTCAAGAAATATTTTATAATAATTATATATCTTATTAATATTTTTAATATCTATACTATACAAGTTTTTATTGTATTCAATTAATTTATCACTTTGAATATATTGTAAATAAATTATAACTTCATTTTTAAAGTATTTTTCAAAATTTTCTCTATTTTTTTTTATTAATAAATTATAATTATTATATATTAGTATATTATTGCTTTTTAACATATAAACTAATTTATTATAATCATTTAAATAAAAAGTATCCTCAAAATCATTAATTGTACTATTATTATTATAAAAATTTGTTTTAATATTTAATAAATTTAAATATTTTTTTAAATTATTTAACAAAAATATTGAACCATTAAATGGCAATGAAAAATTTACTATTAATAACTTTTTATTAATTTTGTTATTAATATTCATATATAATTAAGATAGGATTTTTATTTAATCAGTATTATTTATATTATTATTATCATTTGGTGTTATTGTTGTTATTGGTGTATTATTGTTATTATTATTAGGTGGTGTTGTTGGAAATCTTGTTCTCCGAGTATTTGTTGCAGTTCTACGCTGTCTTGCTTGATTTAATAAACTTGAAAATTGATTATTAAAAATTTCATTAAATAAATTATTTTGGTCAATTGGAATAGTAAATGTTGTCTCATAAACACGTCTGTTATTTTGTTGATTAGTGTTTGTTCTATTTGTGTTTCTATTTGTATTTGCATTTGTATTTGCATTTGTATTATCATCATCATCATCTGTTTCTTCTTCTTCATCATCATCATCATCATTATTATTTATATTTGGTGTTGGAGTTGTACTTTGTGACAATATTTGTTGTGCACTATCAGAACCTAATACTTCTAAAAATTGATTCATCATTCTATTAAAACTTGGATTATTAACAAGTACTGGTAACTGCATACCAAATACAGTTAAACCACCTAAAACCATTCCTAAAAATAAAAATGCTGCATTCTTTACTTTATTTCTAATAACCATTTTTTGATATGCAAAAAATAAAGCAAATGGTATACAACATGCAAATGGAAATATTATAACATAAACTGCGTTCATATTTAAATTTTTTATTTTATACTTTGTATTTATTAAGTATATTATTCTTTAAATATAATTATTCATCTGAAAATTTAAAATTATCAAATGAATCATCATCACTCACACTCATATTATCATTTTGCTTAATTTTTTTTTCTGATTTTTTCTTATTTGAAGTTTTTTTTACAACTTTTTTACTAGTTTTTTTTTCTTCAGATAATGGTAACTCGTCTGAAAAAACATAGTCTTCTACATTTTCAACATTAGTTTCCCTATGATTTGGATTAAAATTAAATTTATTTAAATCTAAATCAATATAAACATTTTCTGTTTTTGCTTTTTTATTTGATTTTGCAGCACGTAATTCTCTCTTTTTTTGTTTTTCATCTTCAATATACTTTTCTAATTTAGTTAAACCTTTACCACGCCATTCTAAAATAGTCTGCCAAAAATCTTTTAATTTAAAATATGCCTCATTAAACCACTCTTGATTTCTATAAATTGGAATACAACTTACTTCACGCAACGTCCAATAAGATAATTTTGAATATGCATAAGTATCATTAACATTTAAAGTAGTTGTTTTTGTATTAATAATCCAATCATCTAATTCATCACCAATAATTCCTAATGGACTATAATTAAATACTAATTTACTTAATCTTCTATCATAAAATTCCATTACAACTCCTTTTTCAAAGTTTAAATTATTTCTACTATGATCTCCCTCATAATTATCTGCTAAATATTCTTCTTTTCCCATGTATTCCTTAATATTACATTCCAAAAAATCACATCTATCAAGTTCACATACTTCTAATTGAGCTTGTACTTGACACCAATAATAAGGTGGAATTACACCTGTAATTTGACGTCTACTTGGACACTTAATTTCTAACATAATTCCATCTTTTGAAATACCATCCGGAGATGCACCAAGAAATTCAATTGTTGGATGTCTAATACAACCAAACATTAATACTTCCATTTGATTACGCTGTTCATAAATTTGAACTGCAACATCTTCATATTTTACTCCCCAATCAATTGCAGCATTGCTTGGAAATGGAACATTCTTACCACACTTCTTTAAAAGTAACTGATTACTATTTGAATATGGATTCATTCCTAAAATTGTTCCCCAATCACTTGCAGTTAACATTGAATCACGAAATAAATACCATTCTTCTGAACGCTGTTCAGGTTGTGGAATTTTAATTAAACGTTCAACTTGTTCACGCAAATATTTTAAACGCGTTTCTGTTGGCTGTCTTAAATCTTTATTTTCATAAAATACTAAATTAATATCTTCTGGATTTACTTTTGGTGCCATTTTACTTTGACTTTTACTATATAATTTTCTATTAATATTCTTTAAATAGTTTTTGATTTACAGAAAAAAAATCATTTTTTTTAATATTGACTATTTTTTTATAGCAATTTAAATAAATTCTTCCCAAAAATTTTTATTAAAGTCTTTAAATAATCTATAATCAATTCTAAAATTACTCCAAGAACAACTTTTTTTAATTAAATTTTTAAATTTATCACTTTTTATTGCTTTTAAAATATTATTACCCTCTATCTCATTCTCAATAATTATTCCAAAACTATCTTGTGTCATTCCATATTCACCTTTAAAATCATTTATTGCATTATCCATACCTGTTTCTCCTATTATAACTTTTGGAATTTTAAAATGTCCTTTATTATTAACTGATGAATACATATATCTTATACCTTTTGAAGGTGTTAAATATATTAATGGATATTTAAATTTTTCTGTTTTATTTACAGAAACAATCTTTTTATCTAATCTTGAATAACTAAAATCACATAATATATCACATTTATTTTTATTATTTGTTAAATTATTTATTGTTTCTATATTTGAATTTGGTAACCAATTAAATATACTAATATCTATCTCAATATTTTCATTGTTTTCATCATTTATAATTGTTTTCTTATAATGTTTCTTTTTCTCTATTATATACCAATCATATCTTGTTCCACAATTAAATGTTTTTTTTCCATCAATTATATCATGAATAGATAAATATAACATTTGATTTTCATTTGTCATTAAATTATATAATCCATAAAATTTACCTCTTTTTGTATTTGGCTTTCTCCATCCTGGTGGATGAACATACAATAAATAACCATTTTTCTTCAATAATTTATTTAATGATACTTTTGTAAAATCTTGCCAAATAGTATTACCAGTTCCAGTATTTCCTGAAGAATTATATGGTGGATTTCCAATTACAGCATCAAACTCATCTAAATCCCATTTTTCTTTAATATCTATTTCTAACGTATTTCCCTCATTATAATTTAATTTATATTCATTATATGGATCAATTAATAACTTACATATAAATATATTTGTACGATTTATATCACTGAAATATAAACATTCCTCCACTATTTTCTTATATCTAAGTTTATCATCAATAATAACTTCTTTAAGACCATCCATAAATCTATCAATTATATCAATTAAAAACCCACCCTTCCCTGAACATGGTTCAAATACCTTTCGTGGTTTATTCCAAAATTCTTTAGGAACTTTATCTAACATCTCCATTCTTAACTTAACTGGTGTTGAAACCTCAGCATTATTCTTTTTTTCTAGTTCTTGTGGAATTAAATACTTATCAATCAAACTAGATAATTCTTTATTATTATTAATATTTTTTACAAATAACTCTTTAATAGTTCTAATGATCTGATTTGTCTCTTTGTCATCTTTCATATACTTAATATAAACATTAATAAAGTTTTTTATTATTTTTGAATCAATGGATTTACTCCACCAACTTTTTGTTTGATCAATTAATATATTATAAATATATTCATTATTTTCAATAAATTCAAACATTTCTATAAATGATGTTTTTTCATCATGAATCGTTAATAAACATATTAATGGAATTATATGTTTTAATAAATCCATATAATTAATTTCTTTACTCTCTTTTTCATCTAATACTTTATCCTCTTCATTATTTAATTCTATTTTCTCAATACCCTTTTTAATCTTTTCTTCATTATCTATTAGCTTTTCTATTAATTCTTTCTGAACCTTTGTTGGTGTTTTATTACTAAACATTACATTAAATATTTTCTTTTCTTCATTTGATAATAATACTTCCTTAAAACGTAGTCTATTTAAATAATGATTTAAAGCATTTTCTGTATTAGAAGAATAGACTTCATACACATTTTTAACTAATGAATTTAATTTTAAATTATTATTTCCAAATGTTGGCATCCAATGATCTGCATTTAAATTTATCAATCTTTCTTGCAATATATATTGAGTAGCGTCTTTTGGATGACTTTCTGGTTTAATTAATGATGCATAATTGATTAATGATGTCTCAATTACTCTATGAATATTTAAATCAACCACAAAACCACATTTCTTATCCTTACTCTCAGTCATACAACGAAACATCATTTGATAAATCATATCAAACCCTGTATTATTATTTAATAACAATACTATATCACAATTCCTTATTGATACACCTAAACTACACTGTCTCCCACTTAATACTAATACACCCTTTTTATTACTATTTTTAGCTTTTATACGTGCTTCTTCTATATATACTTTAGGATTACTTGTTGTTTTACTATTTATACTAATTATTTCATAATCAGGAATAACATTATATTTTTCTAATAATTTTATTGTAGCCTTTGATATCTTATCTATATTATTTTGAGGTAAGAAAGCCATTATAATCATTGGCTCATTCTGATAATCACCTTCTCCAATAAATCTTGAATTAATTGTTGGATTTTTACATATTTTTTCAATCCTTTTCATAAATACAATACTATCTGGATATTCATCGTCTGGTATTCCAAACTCATCATATTTTCCAAATATTTTATACCATAATTTTAAATTTTCTGATTCATTTTGAAAATCATTACTTATAATTTTCTCATTAGTCTTATTTAAACCTTGTTTTAAAAGAAAGCATGCATCGCATGACCATCCATAACTATTATTTCTAGTTTTATCAATAATAGTATTTAAACAATCTTCTTTTAATTCTTCAGTTAATAACATTAATTCAGGATAATTATTATAAGTATTTAGTAAATTTTCTTTAGAATATTTGTGAATTATCTCTTCTATAATACTACCATGTTTTTCAACTAATCTATTTATACTATTTTCATTTAAAGTTTTGCATAATTTTATATCTTCAAGATCCCATAATATCCAACAATCTTTTGGAATATTATAATCATTTATTGGTTTTGAATATGTTGCTGTTATTTGAACTGTAAATGATAATTTACCATAATATTCTAATGTTTGCTGGGCAAGTTCTGTACTTCCACCATTGTGACTTTCATCAATAAATCTCATATCAAATTTCATGCTTTTTAACCAATTTATACTTTTTGTTTTCTCTTTTTCTCCAATTTTATCTATTTTTGTTTGTAAAAATTGTTTTGAGCAAATAATAATATTTTTATTTTTTAAATCTGGTTTTTTATTTTTACCATTTAATAAAATAATATTAAAATCATTTAATTGATTACAATCAAAAACTTCTCTTTGTTGCATTATTGTTTCATTTGGTGATGTTGTTATTACCAAATAATTACATTGTGTTTTATTTTTACTATCTTCAATAATACATCCGCACATAATATAACTTTTACCACTTCTTTGAATATGCCCCCAAAGAATCTTATTTTTATTATTATTCTTTAATTCAAGTGTTTTATAAACACTAAGTTCTTGATGCATTTTTAATGTTAATGTTTTTTTATTATTATTAATAATATCAGCAAATGGTTTTTCTACAAAATGTGTTTTAAATTGTATATATGCCTCATTTAAATCTTTCCAATCAATTATAATTGTGCTTTCTTTTTCTAAAATATTTTTTAATTCCTTATTTGTCTTCTCAATACCCTTTTTCATATTTTCATAATCAACTATACTACGAATACAAATACATAAAGTCATTAAATAATTTTCTGTCTTGTATTGTTCAAAATATGTTAATATTTTATCAATTTCTAATTTTGCAATTTGCATTTTATTTATATTTTTAGAAGTTGTTACTAATAATTCTTTTTCATTTTCATTATTAATACATGTTAAATCGGATGAATCACCTTTATCTTTTAAATTTTTTAATTCATTATTTTCATGATAAAAGAGATCTTTAATACAATTGTGCTTTTCAATTGTTTTTTGATTATAGTTTCCTTTACATACTGTAAAGGATTTTAATTTATCTATTAATCCAAGTCCAGCAAATAATCGCAATAATGATTCTTGTTTCTCTTTACCAACCCATGGTGTTTCCAACCAATTTAAAATATTATTTTCTTCAAAATTTTGTAAAAAAGTATATAAATCTTTAAATGTTTTGCTATTATCCATATTTTGACTTAAGTTGTTATATCCTAATTTTATTGAATTTTCTTTAAGTAAAGAAATCAATTCTTGTTTTTTAAGTTTTGAATAACCTTTTAAATTATGTTTTTTGCACAATTGTTTTAGTTCAACAACTTTCATTTTGGTATATTCCATTGTTGTTTGACTAAAAATGGGTATTAAGAAAATTTCATTTTTTTTTTATAAAAAAAGAATTAAAATAATATATCTATATTATATTTAAAAAATGTCTGAAAAAGAAAGTGTATCAAATAACTATGTAGTTAAAGCAATACCTGTGCAACAAGAAGTAAATTTAAATGAAAGTCTACTTGATGAATATGTAGAAGTAGAAGAAGAATATTGTGGTCCTGTAACTACATGTTGTGGTATATTATTTTTTGTATTATTTTGGCCTGTATCTTTTGTTGTTGGTTGTTGTCCTTGTGATAAAAGAGTAGTGAAAAAAAGAGTTGTAAAAAGGTAATTGTCATTTACATATTTTGAATAAAAAAAATGATTTAAAAATTATAATTAAAATAAAGTTTTAATTATAATTTTTATAAAGTTGTTGTTAATATAAAATGATACAAGGAATATACTTAGTACAACCAAGTGAATTAAATGAAACAAATAGATATAAATTTGGAATGTCTAAAAAGAATATAAATAAAAGAATTAAAAATTATGGATCTGAAACTCGTGTTTTATGTAAATATTTTACAATTAAACCGAATCAAATAGAAAATTTAATGAAAATTATTTTGAAAAAATATATATTTACGAAAAATGAATATATAAAATTTGATAATGAAGAAGAATTAAAAATAGTTTTCTTTACTATGATGATGAAAATTAATGTTTTATATAAATTTATTAATAAAACTGATTATAAATTAGTTAAAATAAAAGAAATTAATGATATTAATCTTTATAATCAAAAATTAGGATTAATGAGAAAAATTATTTTTGAAAAAAAAATTAATGAAAATATTCATCAGAAAATTAATAATTTGATTGTAAAAGAAAAGATTAGTAAAAAATATGTAAAAAAATTTATAGAAGATAGTAAAAAAATAATAAATGATAATAAAAAACATACAGAATATATCTGTTTAAGATGTAATAAAAATTTTAAAAATCAGAAAATTCATTTATTAAATCATTTTTCTAGGAAAAAACAATGTATTGTTGTTAACAGAAATTTTAGAACAGATGATTTAAAAAAATTATTATCAAATAATCAATATTTAGATTTTTATAATAAAACAATTAAACAATTTAAATGCTCAAAGTGTAATAAATATTTTAGTAATAAATCAAATATGATAAAACATTTTAAAAAATGTAAAAAAAATGATAATATGTTATTAAATGAAATAAATAATTTATTAAATAATATTGATTCAGACTAAAAAATATAATTTTTTTTATTGTTAAATATATGATATTTAACAATTTTTATTGTTAAATTAAAATTAATAAATAAAGTATTATTGATATATTTTTTTATTCTAAAAAGTATATCAATAGTAATGTTATGAAATATTTAATATTTTATTTTTTAAACTACAAATAATGTATTAAACTTAAAAAATTACATTATATAGTTTTTATGCGAAAAATAAAAAGGGGGGCAAAAAAATATTTTTATGTTTTTTTTTTGATTTTTTTTTTCAAAAAAAAATTTTTTTTTTTTTTGAATTTTAATTTTAAAAAAAATTTACTAAAAATATTTTTTTGCCCCCCTTTTTTATTCTCACACTAATTTTGATATTATTAATATTTTACAATTATACAATTTTTATTAGTTAATTAAATAAAAAATTATTAAATTGAATTCATTATTATTGATATATTTTTTGACACTAAAAAATATAAAAATAATTTATTTAATTAATATTGAAAAACACAAGTATTAATGATAATAATAAAAAAATATTTTTTATATTATTGATATATTTTTTTAATTTTAATATAAAAAAAAATAAAAAAATAAAATTAAAATAAATTTATTATTTTTTTGATTTTTCACATAATTTTATATAAAATAATATATTAATATTAATACAATAATTATTGATGTTTAAAAAAAATATATATTTTTAGCATTGTGATGTAATGATATATTTTTTGGGATTAAAAAATATAATAAAAATAATTTAATATTTCTTAATATTTAACAATTATTATTGAATAATAATTATAATATTTTTATAATATATTGATATATTTTTTTAATATTTTTAAAAAAATTACTTAAAAATTTAATAAATTGTATATAATAAATATGGATAACATTAATTTTATATGTATTCGTTGTAATAAAGGATTTAAAAGTAATAAATATAATTTTAGAAAACATTTTACTAAAAAAAAAACATGTAATGTTAATAATTTGGATATTGATATAAATGTGATATTAAATGAAATTGATAATGATAATTATAATAATTTTTATAAATCTTATAAAAATAAGAAACAATGTGAATATTGTAAACAAATGATGAATAAATATAATATTCAAAAACATTATAAAATATGTAAACACAATCCTATTAATAATAATCAATTGAGTAAAGATATTTCTAAAAATAATCAGCAAATAACCTACAATATTACAAATCACAATCACATAACAAATATAGACAATAGTATAAATAATTGTGTATTAAAGATAAATAATCAGGGTGAGGAGGATGTATCAAAAATAGATTATAGTAAGTTGGACATAATAGAGAGTGGAATTTTATATAATCAGTTATCGATTGAAAAGCGTGGTGACAATCATTGTAATAATATAAAGCAATTATTTAAAGATGTTTATTCATTACCTGAGAATCAAAATTTCAAGTTATTAAATAAGAAAGAGAAGAGTTATGGTATAAAGAAAGACAATACAATAGAAATATTAGATTTAAAAGATTTAATAATGGATATAAATGAGATTTTAGTAAATATTTATGAAAATTATTTGGAGGAAAATAAGGATCAATTGCAGCATTATTTAAAACATTTAAAAAAGCAGGAAAAGTTTTTAGATATGTATAAAAATAATAAAAACGATGAAACATTGAAAGAATATAATAAAATAAACAATAAAATTCAAAAATGTTTGAAAAATTCTATTATATTTTTAGCTCAAAAGAATAAAAAGAATGAATTATTGGAATTAAGTGAATAATTTAATGACTAGGTGCCAATCCCCAGAAATTTTTAGGTTGCACATTAGTAGAAGGGTATGCAGAATCTCTTAATATTTGTTCTTGTGTTCTAATTGGTAAATTAGGATTATTGTAAAACATTGGACCAATATTCCAATCTCTCTCAGGATTCCAGCTTAATGAGCGGAATGGAATACTATTTCCTAAATTAATTTTATAAATTTCTGAAAGAGCTTTATTTTTAGAATTAACTAATCTTAATTTAACTTGTGGTTGAACAATTTTTGTACCCATATCAGTGTAATAACTGTTTGGATAATGAAGTTTAATAATAAAACTTTGACCATTTAATTTAACCATTCCTACATTATCACTTTCTTGAAATGCAACTTCTTCATTAGGGAAAGGTAAACCACTACCTGCATAACTTGTTCTGTAATTAGGACTGTTTGATGCCCAATATTTAACAAAAACATCAGTTTGAGTAGCATATTTAAGTAAACTATTTTGGAGTTTACCTGAAACAATGTAGTCTCCTTCAGTATTTTTCATTAAAGTTACACTAAGAGGTTCAAAATTTTTGTAACAAGACTCCCATTTAGAACACATATTATCTTTTCTGTAATTCATAACTTTTTCGTTATCATAACCAAAACTTATTCCGGCAAATGCGTTATCACTCATAATATAAATATTTATTAGATATTTTATTTTATTATTTAATATATAAAGAATTATTAAATAATAATATATTATGCTTGATCATATACATCATTATAATGATCATAAAATAAATAATTATGAAAATTTTAAAATTCATTTATTATCAATATATTATCAAAAGTGGAATAATAATATTATAGATAATATTAAAAATATCTATAATAGTGAGTTCAAAGAATATGTTTATGAAATTTTTAAGGATCATCAAGATTTTAAAAATTATATATTAAAAGAAGTTTAAGATGACAATTGGCTATATTTATCAGCATCAGGATTATAACCAGTTACATCAGTAACTTTCGGGGTTCCAAAGCTTTCACTACTAATTTGTCCTAATTGGATATTAGCTTTATTATCTTGAATTTGAGATGTTTTATTATAAATACCAACACCATTTTCATCTTTTAAATAGCAGTTTGAATAATTTTGATTAATGAAACATTCAGTTTTAAATGGTACTTGAGTAGCATTACATTCACTGCAACCATTCATGTAATCCATATATTCATTATTCATCTTCATTAAACTATTTGCATTATGAATAAGAAATTGTCTGTATTCATAATTACTACCAGTATTATTGGTAGATCTAATTAAATCATTTACATAAACATTAGAGCGATAATCAGTAAAGTGACGTCCGTCACTCATGCGTGGAGGACATTGAAAATATTTATTATTAGTTGTTTTATGACAATTATTTTGATTATTCATTTATTATATAATTATATTATATTTTAATTTTTATTTATTTATTTACAATTTAATTTTTAACTTTTCTCCATTTTTTATTTCTATTTGCACCCTTAATTACTTCATAAGTGCAATTATCATTTTCAGAAACTACTTGATCTCCAACTTCATAATCTTTAGCATTTTGATCAGGTAATCTCTTATTTCTTTTTTTAGTCTTTGTAACAACTTCCTCCTCTAATAATTCTTCTTGCATAATTTTTTCATTTAATTCATTATCAACACTCTTTAATTCTTCTTCTATTTCTTTTTGATTACTTAATTGCTCTTCATCACTTAAAACCTCTTCATCAGCAACTGTTTCTTCAACAACTTCTTCATCACCATTTTCTTCAACTTCTTCTTCATCACCATTTTCTTCAACTTCTTCTTCATCAACAACTGTTTCTTCAACAACTTCTTCATCACCATCTTCATCACCATCTTCATCACCATCTTCTTCAACTACTTCTTCATCACCACTTTCTTCATCACCACTTTCTTCTTCATCACCACTTTCTTCATCACCATTTTCTTCACTATCTTCTTCTTCATCTTCTTCATCATCATCATCTTCATCATCACTTTCCTCTTCATCACCACTTTCTTCACCACTTTGATCATCATCACTATTTTCTTCAGCTTCTAAATCAAATGTTTTTACATTATAAAGTTCACTATCAGGGTCTTCATCTTCTTCACTATCTTCAGAAATAGTTTCAATATTATTTTGTTGATATTGATTATTTAAAAATTGATTTTCAAAAGGAGTAACAACTTCTTGAATATTATTTTGTGGTGGTTGAGTATCAACATCAATTATATTTTGTTGGAATGAATTGTTACTTTGATAATATTGAATTACTTTTTCTAGTGTTTGTTTATAGGCATTTAATTCAATTTTTTGTCTATTAATATCATTTTTAAGAGATAGTACATTTTTATGTAAATAAAAAATGCCAATAAGTATAATTAAAATTAGTACAATAGAAATAATTTGGTTAAGCGTTCCTAAAAACATATTATTCATAATAATTTAATAATAACTAATAAATTTTAAATATTTTTTAAACTTAATCTTGATTTTTAGTTTTTTTTATTTTTTTAGTTTTTTTAGTTTTTTTAGGTTTGTATGCTTTTAATAATTCTTTTTCAAAGTTAAGTGCATCATTAATAATATTATTATCAAATTCATTTTTCTTTAATAATTCTAATGCAATATTTTGATTTGAAATACCTGATTGAAGTTTGTAATTATAAAGTATATCATTATTTTCATTTCGTGTAATTTCAAATTTATAATTTTTAAATTTATGATTAGTTGTTTTTTCAAGTTTAGAAAGTTTTGAGTAGTGTGTAGTAATAAGAGTCATATTATTATCAAAGGTACTTAATTTTTTAAGTATACCATATGCACCAGAGGATCCCTCTATATAGTTAGTTGAACTAAATATTTCATCCATAATAATTAATGAAAATTTATTATCTGGATATTGGCTAATTCTATCAATATAATTTTTACTTTTAATCATTTCTGTTTCAAAAAGTGAGCTAATACCATTTTTATCAGGAATATGTAAATAAGTTTCAATACTATGGAAGATGGAGGTTGTAAATGATTCTGCACTTGATATTCCTAATGTTTGGCTCATAATAACATTTAGCATAATTGATTTAATAAAGGTTGATTTACCAGCTGCATTTGGACCAGTAATAAGCATATTATTACCATTTAGACAAATATCATTTCTAACAGCATTATCTAAATATGGGTGACAAAATTGTATTGCTTGAATATATGGTTTATGTGATTTAGAATAGTTTGTAAATGAATATTTTTTATTATCAAATAAATATTTGTTAGAAAAACATGAATCAACAATTCCAATATATTTCATAAGATGAATCAATTCATTTTTAATAGTATTAACAATTTTAAAATTTTTAAGAATTTTTCCTTTATTATTAAATAAAGTATTATTTTGTTCAAAAACATTATGTTTTAGTAAATAAGTAAAGTTTTGAATACTTTGTGAAATATTATAATCAATATCAAAATATTCTCTAAAATCATCACCTAATACACTATAAATATTTTGTGAATAGTTAACAAGTTTACATAATGATGATGTTTTAGATTGCATAATATTAATAATTTTAAGATTATTCTTTGCAGATTTAATAGCACTATTGCAATTTTGAATATAGAATACTATCCACACAACAACAGAAATAAGTGAAATAGATTTTGCTTTTAATTTACTTTTAATTAAACCGGTTAATGTTTGAAAATTAAATAATGATTTAAAAGCCATTTTAATCATTTGAAATAATGACATTTTTACACCAACTCTTTTTTTAAGGACATACATTAATATAAGAGGACTAATAAAAGTCATAATAGGAGAAAATATTGTAAATAATGGTGCAATAAAAATATTGTAATAATTACAAATATTAAGTAAAAGTTCGTTATTATTTAATTTATAATTAATATTCATAAAGTTTGTAATATCAAAATAAACATAACTTGTTAAGACATCCATATGTGGGCTATTACAATGTTTCCAAAACCATATTAAATCTGATTCAATAGATTTAATATTTTCTAAATTATTAATTAATAATTCTGATTGATTATGTTTAATGAAAGATTGAATAGTACTTTGTCTTTTTTTAAGTATTTGATAATTATCAATTGGATAATTTAATAATTTTTTTTTAACAATAGATCCAAAAATAGTCTTTGTAAAATCTATTTTACTGAATACAGTATGATCATATTTAAATTCATTATCAACAAATAATTCTAAATCTTGAAATACATTATCATTACAATCAATAGAAATATTTTTTTTATGATAAATTCTCATAAGACGATCAAAATCATCTTCAGAATAAGATTTATTAGAAATAATATCTAATCGTTCTGTTGTAGTTAAGTCAGCATCTTTTTTTTCAATATTTTGATTTTTATTTTTCTGCAAATGTTGTGAAATAAGTGATTGTAAAACTTTTTCCATGATTAATTAATAAAATATAATAATAATCAAAATTTAACTTAATTAGAATAAAATAAAATAAAATTATATATTATATAATAAAAATGGCTTTATATAATATTTATGTTCAAGATGAACAAAAAGAATTTTTAAATACATTATTTAAATTCAGTTTTATAGTATTAGTATTTCATATATTAATGTGTATTAGTTATCCTGGAAATAAATCATTTAATTTTGGAATGTGTGGAGATTTATTTAATGAAAACTTTTTAAATGTATTTGTATATTTATTGATATCAATAAGTGGTTATTATTTAGTTGGTGATGAAATTTTACAATTCAGATCCTAAAAATACTTTTTTAGAAAAAAGTATAACAAAAAATTAATTATAAATTACAATGTAAAGATTAAGTGAAAATGCAACAAATAACCAAATGATATAGGGTAAAAGTAGTATAGCAGATAATTTATTAATTTTATAGAATGATTTAATAGTTAAAATAACTAAGAATATAAGTAGTACAAGATCAAGTAATGCAAGTTTTAACATTTTAAATTTGAAAAAAATAGTTGTCCAAATAATATTTAGTAAAAATTGTAATATAAATAGTGTAATAGAGTTACAGTATGGATAACATTTTTTATTTTTGTATATAAGATATAAAGAAATAAACATAAGAGTATAGAGTATTGGCCAAATAATACCAAATGTATAATCAGGTGGTGTCCATGGTGGTTTATTTAATTTTTGATACCATTGTTTATCATAAGATTGGTTATTCATATAAATAGATATATATAAAATAAATTGATAATAATTATTTTCTAAAATAATTAATATGAATTATTCCTTTATAAAAAAAGATTGTAATGAAAAGCCAGAATTTGATTGTATATTAAATCCAAATTATAGTAAAGATATTTGGTTTAATATAAAAAATGACTATATAGTAAAGACTGAATATTTAGGTGAAAATATTTACAAGGAGAGTTATACATATAGTAATAATTTAGGATTTATAACAAATCATCAACCTCCTAAAAAATAGTTTTTATTAAGTAATTATTTTTAAGATTATTAATTTTATTTTCAATATTTTTATTTTTATTGTGATTTACTATATAATCATTTAACTTAATAATTATTTTTTTATTTTGTTCATTTTTTTTTGTTTTAGTATGTTTTAAAATTGGTATAAAATTATTATTAATATTAATTTTAAAAGATTGATTTAATGTTTTAATTAATTTAAATCCTTTATCAGCTTGTATGTCTTCTAAATTAATAATTAATCCATTTTTAATAAATTTAAAACATTCAAAATAAGATTTAATTTTTAAATATCTTAAATCAAAAATATTAATATCTTTTTCAAATTTGTATTTATTAACATCATGATTTTTTCTAAAATCATTAATTTTTAATTTTTTTGTTAAGAATGAATTAATATCATCTATTTTTTCAAAATGATAAGGAGTTACATACATAGATTTTAACCATTTTTCTAAATCTCTAATTATAAAAATAAATAATGTATTTTTTAAATTTTTAATTAGATGTATTTTGGGATAACCATGTTTCCACCCAGTTTTATTAAAATATGACCCAGAATATAAATTTACATCTATTAAATTATTTTGTAATAATTCATATAAAAAATTTGTTCCACTGTTTCTTTCTCCATAAATTTTAATATTTTCAATTTTATTATTATCCATACTATTAATATAATATGAATAAAAAAAATAATAATGTAAATAAAACTAATTTTATTATAAAAGAAGATCTTGAAAAAAAATTTAATAAAAATAGTAAAAATAGAAAAGATAAAGAATTTTATAAAAATATATTTATAAATAAAATGATTTATAAATGTATTTATCCTGAAAATATAGAAGAAGGACTTAAGAAATTTATTTCTTAGATTTTTTTTTATTTTTTTTATTACATTCAAGATTTCCGTCACATTTATATCCCATTAATACATGAACAATAAAAAAATAAAGTAAATATAATCCATTAAATAAGAATGCAAATAATGTAACTAAGAATTGGCGTGGTTTATTGTTACCTTTATTACAAATAAATGCTAAATAAGCAGTACCAAGTGCTAAAATTAGACTTACTACAATTGTAGTTGTATAATTTTTATTATCATCATTATTTGTAAATTTTTCAATTAAAAATGTTTCTATCATTATAAATTAATGATAGAAAAAAAAATCATTATAATTTATAATGAAATTAATAATAGTATTTGGATTAATATTAGTATTAGTATTAGTATTATTAAAAAATAATAATGAATTTTTTTCAAATTATACTAATATAAAATGTCCTAAAAGAATAAAAGATTTAAGTAATTTTTGTATATGGGATAAAAATAGTGAAAAATGTAAATGTGTTTTTCAGAAATCTGGAAATTATTATTATAATTTTCCAATATGTTGTGATAAAGAATGTTCTAAATTAAGTAAAGAAGAATGTGTACCAAATAAAAATATTCATTACTATTGCCAAAATAGTGGTGGGACTGATTGTATTAAATACAAAGCATTTGTTAATGAAGATAAAATAAGTGGAAATGTATGTGGAGTAGATATATTAACAAATAATTATAAAAGACCTTATATGGATTATGAAGAATGTAAGAATGATATAAATCAATGCACTAAATATAAAGATCAAAATAATTGTATAAGTAATAGTAATTGTGGTTGGTGTAGTAATAGTGATGGAGAGGGAAAGTGTATAGAAGGTACTGCAAGTGGTCCAATTGATTTATTTAAATATAATTATTGTGATCCTAATCAAAAAAATAGTAATAATTCTTGGACTTATGGAAAGCAAATTAAATTTTAAAAAATAAAAAAATATAAATGTAATTTATATAGTATGAGTAATAATAATAATAATATAAATAATCCAAGTCAAGAGACAATGAATAGTATAAAAGCTACATTAAAAGCTGCACATAAAAGACAAAGACAAACAGTTGAGGCAATAAATAAAACACCATTTGTTCAAAAAATGATAATTAGTATTATATTTATTGGATTATTAGTTATATTTATAAAACATTTATTTAATAGAAAAAAAAAGAAAAATTTATTTAAGCCATATTATTTAGATACAATTAATAATATATCAACTGAAAATAGTGTTTTTAATGGAAGCGTAGTAAGTAGTAATTGTTTAAAAAATGATTGTGCAAGTAGTACAAATTATACAAATAATAATGGTTGTTGTATGATTGGTAAAAGTAATTTTAAGGAAGAAAATGTAGGTTATATGACATATAGTTTTTGGATTTATATTTATTCTTTTGATAGTGGAAATAGTAGTAATAGAATAGAGTATAGAAATTTAGAAGGAGAAGATGATGTTTCAAATTGGAAGCATGTATGGCATCGTGGAAATGAGGTAATACAGACTGGTGAAAGTTATGATGATCAAATTATTCAATATCCAGGGGTATGGTTAAATCCAAATTTAGAATCAATATCATTTGATTTTAATAATGGACAAGACATTTCAGAAAGATTAGAATTACCAATTACTGAATATAATAAATGGACAAATTATAGTATTGTATTAAATAAAAATATTTTAAGTGTTTATCAAGATGGTAAATTAGAAAATACAATTATGTTAAATCAAAAATCAATAAGTTCAAGTGGTTTTAATGTATATTTAGGTACACAAGGTTTAGAAAGTAATGGATTTCCTGGTTATTTAGCTTATTTTACATATTTTAATGATGTTTATAACTCAGATACAATATTTGAATTATATAAACATTATAAAAAAAAGTTAGGTAAATATATTAAAATGGAAAATAATTATTTAACAAGTCAAATGTTAGAAGCACCACTAATTACAGATAATAATATGAATTAGATATATTTTTTATATCTAACCATTAATATACCATTTTTATTCATATTTAGATTTTTATTTGTAATATTTTTTTTTAAAATATTAAAATTAAGTGATTCATATCTTTTGATAGCTGGTATGTTGTTATTATGTACTTTTAAAGTAATCATATTACATTTTGGATAATATTTCCATATTTTAGAAATTATTTTTTTAAGAAATAAATAAGAAATTTTTTGATTATTTATTTTTTGACCTCTTAATTTTTCATTTAGCCAAAAATCTCCTATTTCAATATTATTATCATTAATAAAATAAGTTCTAATAATAGAATTAAGTTCATAATTAGTATCCCAGTAAAAGGTTAATGATTTTTCTAATTGTTTTTTTGATAATTTTTTATAGCTAATTGGAATGTAATCAGTTGTCCAATGAGTATTATCTAATATAATTTTTTTAATTTTCATATATATTAATATAATAAAAAATATATAATAGTAATATATATATATGTCGTCAACAAATGCATCATTAAGTAATATAGCAAAAAATCAAGGGGCAAAAACTTTAAATAGTTCTAAAAAAGCTATGAATAAACAAGTAAAAGGTTTTAAAGAGGCAAGTCCTTTAAAAAAAATATTTATAATACTAGTAGTAGTATTATTGTTTTTATTTTTATTATATTGGATTAATTATGCAATTAAACAGAAAAGTGATGCATCAACTAAAAATCCAGTAATTATTAGTTCACCAATAGATGCTTGGAAGACTTATAATCAAGTTTCTATTCCAGTTCCACCAGAAGGTCAAGAATTATCTATAAGTACATGGTTTTATATGAAAAATTTCCAATATAAATTAGGACAATGGAAGAATCTATTATGGATTGGTATACCTCCAACAAGTAAAAATGGTAGTGGTGGTGTATCTTATCCTAATATTTCTTTTTATCCATTTACCAATGCACTTAAATTAGTAACATCAACTTCTAATAATGGTCAACAATCATGTGATATTCAAAATGTACCATTTAATAAATGGGTACATGTAACTTATGTATTAAATAATAGAACAGTTGATGTATATATTAATGGTAAATTAGAAAGAAGTTGTGTATTACAAGGATTACCATTAATAAAAAATAAAATGTATATTAAAGTAGCAACTCAAGGAGGATTTTATGGTAAGATTGGAAGAACTCAATATTTTACAAGTGCATTATCATCAAATGATGTATTAAGTCTTTATAATAGAGGACCATTAGGTTCAACTGCATATAAGATTAATTTTTTCACTGATGGAAACATTGTATCAGCAGAACAAACAGATGGTTATAATAATTAATTATAATTAAAATCTTAATAAAAAATTATGATAAAAAAAGGTAATTTTTTTTATAATAATATATTATATAGATGTCAAATAATAGTAATTTAAATGATTTATTTAATAATAATAATAATATGAAAAATGTTGGAAAAACAAATGTTGGAAAAACAAATGTTGGAAAAACAAATGGAAAAAAAAAATCAAGTAAATTATTTATGATATTAATTTTAGTATTAGTTTTATATTTATTTTATAGATTATATAGAAATGTAGTTAAAAATGTGAAATCATATACACCAATTGTTCCTTCAATACGTCAAGGAACAGATTCAAAAACACCAATTGATGGAAATAAATTTGCATCACCAAGTGATGGACAGTATGGTACAGAATTTACATATATAGGTTGGTTATTTATTAATGGAACAAACTTTAGTGATTCAAGTGGTTGTGCAGCAGGTTCTGCTAATAAAAAACGTTGGGTATTTGTTAAAGGAAGTAATGATTATTTAGCAAATAACGGAGAAGTTAATTACCCATTATTACAAGCACCTGGTGTATGGATTTATCCGGATGATAATAAATTAGAAATTAATATGAATACTTATGCATCAACAGTAGAAACATGTGATATTGGTAATATACCAATTGGAAAGTGGTTTCATATTTCTATTATGTTAATTGGAAATAGTATGGATATTTATATTAATGCACAACTTAAAAAACGTTGTAAATTTAAAGGTGTTCCAAAATTAAATTATGGAGATTTATATTTAACAGCACAAGGGGGATTTGATGGTTATATTTCTAAATTAAAATATTATAATAGATCATTACAACCATATGAAATTGAACAGGCATTTTATGCAGGACCATCTAATGAATTACCATCTGGTACTGTAAGTGATAAACCACCTTATTTAGCAAGTGATTATTGGATGAAGACTGGTTTCCCAAATAGTACTCCTTAAAATTATAAAAAAAAATAAATAATAATTATATTCTAAATATTTAATATAAATTATGAATCAAAATATATGGGGGCCTCATATGTGGTTTGTTTTACATACCATTACTTTTAATTATCCCATAAATCCAAAAGAAGATATGATAAAATATCATAGTGACTTTTTATATTCATTACAATATGTATTACCATGTAGTGTGTGTAGAAAACATTATAAAAGGCATATTAAAGAAAATCCTCCAGAAAAAGCTTTAGAAAATAGAGATAATTTTATAAAATGGATGATTGATTTACATAATGAAGTAAATGGAGAAACTGGAAAAAAAAATACTTATACATATCAAGAAATTATTAGTAGATATGAGAAAGTATATAATATGAAAATTATTAATAATATTTCAACTCAACAAATTAAAAATAAAAATTTAAATCATTACTATCAAATCATTGTTATTATTCTTATTATGTTTATATTTATCTATTATTTCTTTAAAATTAAAAAGTAAATATTTAATTTGGTTATGGATATTATTTAGTACATTAATTTTTTCTAAATGATAATTTCTTAATTTTTCAATAGAATCAAAATAATTTAACCATTTAATATCCCCAATTTCATCTGTTTGATTTTTATTATTACTATCAATAATTGGTTCTTTATTAGTCATAATTTGAGATATATAATAAATATGTTTATATTTTACATTATTAATAGAAGTATATACTTCAACTTGTTTTTCCATATTTAAAATTTGATATTCATTAGTTTTAAAATTAGTTTCTTCAAAAAATTCTCTATTTGCACAGTCAATATCTTTTTCATTATTATTTCTTCTACCTTTTGGAAAACCCCATTCTGTATCATTATATCTGTTATCACTATTACTTAATATTTTTTTTAAATTAATATTAATATTAATATTACCAATGTTATAATTAATACCTTGTTTTAATAAATTGTATTTTTTTTCAGCATTTTCAAATTCTTGTTTATAATTGTCATTATTTTCATTTTCAATATTCCAAATATCATTCCATAAATTTTTAAAAGATAATTGTTTAATTTTTTGTTTTTCTTCAAATGTCATTAAATTAAATAAATTTAATATGTAATTTAAATTATTTAATTTATACTTTCCTCTAATAAATTCCAATATACTAATACTATTACGTCTTTTAATTAGTAAATATTTAATATTTTTATTTAAATAATCATCATTTAAATTATTAAAAATTTTTTTATATTTTTTGATATCACCATCATTTAAATTATTATATTTTATTTTATTTAATAAATAATTAATGTTGATATTATGAAGTTTAATACATATAATACCATATGATATTACAGGATTAAAGCAATTTTTTTGAAGATGACCTTTTTTTCCACAATTTGAACAATAAAGTTCATTTTTGAAAAACTCAGATTTAGGATTATCATCCATTTTTAAACTAATTATAAATATTGGTAATAATTTTAAATATATTTTTTATATATATATGAATCATTATCCAGATATATCAAATAATGATTTTTATGAAAAAATCTATAGAAAAAAAGAATTTCAAAAAACAACAATACCTGTTGAAACAAGATCTATGGATACTATTTGTAAAAAAACTCAGGATGAATATAATTTTAAATTATTACCTCAACAAGAGTTTTTAAAAAATTATATTTCTGAAGATACACCCTATAATGGTATATTAGTAATTCATGGAACAGGTGTAGGTAAGACATGTAGTGCAATTAGTATTTGTGAAGGATTTAGAAATGATGAAAATAAAATTTATAAAAAAAATTTAATTATATTAAGTCCAAGTATTAAAGAAAATTTTAAAAAAGAAATTTATAATTTTGAAAAAGAAAAATTAAAATTAGATCCATCATCAATAGTACAATGTACAGGAAAAACATATGAATTAAAAAATGAAGAGACAAAACATTATACAAAAGAACAACGTATTAATGAAATTAATAAAAAAATAAAAGAAAATTATGAGTTTAGTGGATATCAAAAATTTACAAATGATTTAATTAAGGCAACAAAATGGGATATAGAAAAAGAAACACCAGCTATTGTTAAAGAGTATATTAATAAAACTTATTCAAATCGTGTTTTAATTATTGATGAGATTCAAAATATTAAAGATAATGTTTCATCAAGTAAAAATGAAGAAAAAACAGATTTCAAAAAGATACAAAAAGTATTAATTGAAGTTGTAAAAAATACAGTAAATATGAAATTAGTATTAATGAGTGCAACACCAATGTTTGATAAACCACAAGAAATAGTATTTTTATTAAATCTATTACTATTAAATGACAATAGAGAAATATTGAATGAAAATAAATTATTTAATAAAAATGGTACATTAAAAAAAGGTGCATCTGATATTTTATATAATGTTTCTAGGGGATATATTTCATATTTAAAAGGTGAAAATCCAAATACATTCCCAACAAGATTTTATCCACCAAATTCATTTACACCAAAATTAGATTATAATATTAAAGGTAATAAGATACCAGATGATGAAAAATTAAAATTTACAAAATTAGTAAATATACCTATGTCTAAAATTCAATATAATATTTATTATGAAAATTTAATGTCATTTAATAAAAAATACAATAATAATAGTAATAATAATAGTAATAATAATAGTAATAATAATAGCAATAATAGTAATAATAATAGTAATAAGAATAATTTTAATTTAAAAAGTGATATTAAAGTTCCAATAAGTGTAGAAAATAAATTACAGCAAATATCAAATATTGTAATACCAACTTTTAAAAAAGATATTTATAGTTATGGTGCAAATTGTTATAATCATAATTCAGATAATGGAAAAGGAGGGTTTTATATTAAAAATAAACAATATCATTATCAAAGTCATTGTATAATTAACAAAGGTAATAAAACTGAGAAAACAATTTTTAGTGAAGATTTATTGCAAAAGTATAGTCCAAAATTATATTCATTATTAAAAACATTGCAAAATAGTAGAGGTATTAGTTATGTATATAGTCATTTTAAAGATGGTGGTGCATTACCAATATCATTAATATTAGAGCAAAATGGATTTGAAAGATATGTTGAAGATGGTGAAAAATCTTTATTAAATTATAGTCCAAATACAAATGGTGGAGGTGGTAAATCGCAAAAAATATGTTATTTATGTGGTAAGCATGCAAAAAATAAAATGCATCTTGATCAAAAAAATAGTGATTATCATAAGTTTAAAGTTGCTAAATATTTATTAATTGCAGATTTTAGAGATCGCGGTATGGTTAAAAATTTAAATCCATCAAAATCTGCACAATTAGTTTCAAAACCTGAGAATAGATATGGAGAAAATATTAAAGTTATTATTGGAACAGATATTACTAAAGAGGGATTAGATTTTCAAAATATACGTAATGTTCATTTAATAGAATCATGGTATAATTTATCAAAACATGAACAAATCATTGGACGTGCAATACGTTATTGTAGTCATGTAAATCTTCCAGAAAATGAAAGAAATGTAACAATTTATCAATATACAAGTTCAACATCATTAAATTCACCAAAAAAATTATTATTAACAGAAACTATTGATCAAAAAAATTACAGAATTGCAGAAAATAAAGATGTTCAAATAAGAAATATATTACATATTTTAAAAAGAAGTGCTGTTGATTGTATTTTTAATAAAAATGGCAATAATGTAATTTATAATACAAAAAATAAAAAACAAATATTAAGTGATGGTACAGTAATGAATAATATAAAATATAATGTACATTATTCACGTGATTGTGATTATCAAAAGGATTGTAATTATAAATGTGTATGGGAAAAAGATCCTAAAAAGAATTATGAATTGGATACTTATACATATGATATAAAATTTGCAAAAAATGATATACAAGAATGTATTAATATTATTAAAAAAATGTTTGTTAAAAATATTATTTATACACTTCAAGAAATTATTTTAGAAATTAAAGAAAAAAAATCTAATATTGAAAATATTTTTATTTATAAAGCATTAGATATAATGTTAAATGATAATAATGAATTTATATATAATAAATTTGGTATTAAAGGTTATTTAGTATATTATGGTCAATATTACATGTTTCAACCATTAAATATAAAATATGAACAAATTCCAGTATATTACCGTGATTATTTATTTTCTACAAAAAGTAAAAAAGTAAACTTAGAATATATTGATCCATTAAATAAAAATAAATATAAAAATTTTTTAATGATCGAATCAATAAAAAATTCTACAAATAAAATTAAAAATACAACTAAAAATAAAAATAATAAAATATTTAAAAATGATAATATTAAAGATTATTTAAATTTTAAAAAAAAATATGGTGAATATTATAAATTATTTAGTGCATTAAAAAATATTATTAATGAAAATGATTATAATTTAATAGTTACAAAAATATATTTAAATTATTTTAATGATGAATCACTTGAAAAACTTTATAAAAAGATAATAAAAATAATAAATGAAAATAAAATTACTAATGAATTATATGATGATATTTTTAAATATTTGTATGAAAAAAAACAATTATTTTATGAAAATAAAGTAATAACAGGATTTATAATAAATAATAAAAAATATAGTTATAAATCTAAAACTAAGAAATGGGTTTTTGAAAATATTTCAAATAATAAAAAAGAATTAAATAAAACTTATGGATTATATAATTTTAATAAAAAAATTATTTTTAAAATTGGAATATATGATAAAAATGAAATAAAAAAAACAATGAAAGGATCTATTTCTAAAAAATCAAAAAGAACAGGAAAAGTATGTACATCATATGATTCTAAAGAATTAAGTAGTTTATTAAATAATTTAAATAAAGAATTTAAATTAAAATATAAAAAATCTGATGCATGTATTTTATTAGAAATTATTTTAAATTACTACCAATTTAAAAATAATAATAATAAATTATGGATTGTTAATGAAGTATAAAAAAAAAACTGATTTTTTTTATTTAAGGATTTATTTAATAATATTAATAGAATAAAAATGAATAAACCAAAACAAATTGTTCATTTTGGAAATAAAAAAATACCTCAAATTACTAATAATGATTTAAAAGAAAAAATTAAAAATTTAATATCTTCCATTGGAACTTTTAATATAAAAGGTAAATATTATAATATATTAAATAAAAAGACAATCAATCAATTAAAATCTTTAAAATCTTATTTATCTTTACGTACATATGGTAAAGGTCATGTATTATTTTTAACAAAAATTAAAAGTAATAAAGGTGATAGAAATTATTGTATATTTATAAATAAAAAAAATGAGATAATGTTTTTATCAAAATTTAAATTTAATGAAGAATTATTTAGTGGAACATTATTTGATGGAGAATTAGTTAAGAATAGTAATGGAGAATGGATATTTTTCATAGATGATATTGCTTATTATAAAGGTCAAAATATTATTACTGAAAATTTTAGTGAACGTTATAATTTATTACAATCATTATTAAAAGAAGAATATATTGAAGATTCTAGTTTAAGTATTTGTAAATTAGAATATAAAAAGTATTATAACTTAAATAATATTCAATATTTATATGATTTACAAAAGAATGAGTTAGATTATAAGTGTAGTGGATTATATTTTAAGAATAATGATAATTTTAGTGATAATTATTTGTATCCTTTTCCTGAATGCCGTTCTGATTATAAGGTAAATCAAATGAAAAATAATGGATTATTAAATGTTCAACATAAAGATTTAAGTCAATTAAATATTAATACTGGTAACATAAGTATTAGTAATGATAATATTTCTCCTTTATCAGAAGGTTCTCCAAAGATTCATAAATCAAATATGACATTTGAGAATAATGATGAAGAAAAAATGAAACCCATTCAAATTTCAAATAAATGTTCTTTTGAAATTAGAATAACGAACTTGCCAGATATTTATGAATTATATGCATATAATAATAGTAATGTATTAGAAAAGATTAGTTATGCATCTATTCAAGATTTAAATACTTCAAATTTTTGTAAAAAATTATTAAAAGGCAAAGATAAAACTAATGTATTATGTTTATATAATAAGAATTTCAAAAAATGGAAACCAATAGAACCATCTGATACTATTGATAACATTCAAACAATTAATATTGTTCAAAATATTTAAAGACCTAACATTGAAAAATATCCTTTTTTTTCATTTTCTTTAGTACTATTACTTAAAGTATAATTTGATTTAGATTTCTTATTATTATTTTTCTTATTATTTTTTTTTGAATCAATAATTTTTTTCTTTAATTTTACTAAAAATTTAATTAAAGTTTTATGTTCATCAATTAATTTAGTAACTTTTTGTTTTTTTTCAGAACTATAAAAGGTATATTCTTTTTTTAATGATTTTAATTTTTCATTATATTTTTTTAATAAGCTCATAATATATTTTTGTAATTCTTCTTTATTATATTTATCTTTATTATTAAGTATTTTATCAAAATTTAATATATCTTCTTTTGTTAATAATTTTTTAAAATCTTTATAAGTATTCATATATTTATAAATATTTTCTATATTACTACTTTTAAGTTTATTACTATTAATAACATCATTATTTGAATTTGAATTTAATTTTTTATTTAAATTAGATTTATTATAATAACTATTAGTATCTAATTCTATTTCTTTCATTAAATTTTTTATTTTAATATAATCTTTAATTTCAATATTTTGTTGATTTTTAGAATTTTGTAAATTTTCTAAATATGTGTAGTATACATCTAATACATTAGAATAATTTGATTCTATAGGAAATAAATATTGATTATTATTAAAACATGGTAATTTTAAATTTTTATTATCTAAATATTTTTTAAATTCAATAAAAACAACGATATTTCTTTTTAAAAATGACATAATCCTATCATAATCTCTTGATTTATCTTTTTTTATACTTTCAATTTTAGTTTTTAATTCTGATAAACTTAAGTTTTTAGATTGACTACCTCCAAAACTTCTTCTTCTAAAAAAATTCTGACTAGGATTATATGAATGAGTTTGATATCTTTGTTGTTGTATTTTTTGATTATAATTATTAATTAAAGTTTGATATCTTCTTTCTAAATCTTGCAATTCAATATTATCTTTAAATTGACTACATATTTTATCTAAAAGATTATATAAAGATTGATATAAAATATTTAAACTATTTTGAAAATCTTTTTTTAAAAAAATTGTAAATTGAATATCACTAATACTTTTATTATTATATTCTTTCTGTAATGATATTTTTAAATTATTTGTATTTTTTTTATTATTTAATTTATGAAAATTTCTACTAGATGGTAAATCATTTAATAAAGAATTTATTTGGTCAATATAACGATTATAAAAATTATATATTTCATTTCTTTTTTTACTATAAGAATTATTCATATATATATTAATTATAAAAAAAATATAATTAATATATATATAATGACTGATTATACAAATTTCTTTCCATCAAAAGAATATACAAATCCATCAGCTTCTAATTATAATACTAATAATAGTGTAAATACAGAAACAGCTTTAAATACAGCAATGAACGGTAAATTTACACCAAGTAGTGTTGGTACTCTTGCTTCTGAAAAAGCATGGTCAATGAGATGTGGTGGACAAAATGGAGGTGGACATACTTTAACTTTTAATAGTAATGGATTAGGAGGAGGAAATTCTTCTGTAATGCGTTATACTAAATCATGTGAACCTGTTTATGGTGATAATATGTCAGGAGGTGGGTGTGGATGCGGTTCTGTAAAAGTAGTTTCTTCACAAAATGGTGGATCAATGCAAATTGTAAGTACATTAGGAAATATGCTTGCACCATTAGGAACAAACGAGTTAGCATCTGTAATTGTATTATTATTTTTAAATCATTATTCTAAAGAAAAAGTTTTTTCAATGAAAAAACAAAAAGGTGGTAATTTTAATTCTTATGTACAAATGTTAACACCATTAGGTAAAGAAAACTTAGTAGTGTTAGCTTCATTATTATTATTAAATTACTTTGCTCAAAAGAAAAAAACTAAAACTTCTAAAAAACAAAAAGGTGGTTCAGATGTACTTACATTTTTAGATCAATTATTAGCTCCATTAGGAGTAAACGCGTTTGGCACAGCTTGGTTATTAATAATTTTAAATGAAATATCTAATAAAAAGAAATCTAAAAAACAAAGTGGTGGATCAGATATCCATTCTACTAATCAAACATTTAAAATTAATGAAACTAAATTGCAAAAAGGAGGAAATACTTTAATGAAATTAGTAACTCCAAATGGATTAAACTCATTTGCTTCGTTAGTCGTACTTGTTGCATTAAATCAATATTTACATAAAAATAAAAAAAAATCTCAAAAAGGTGGTGAAATAGATAATTTATTAAATTTAATTAATTCATACAAAAAATCTAATCTTAATAATATAAAGATGAACGGAGGTGCTAAAAAATCTACCCCTAAAAGAACTATGAAAAAATCTACTCCTAAAAAAACTATGAAAAAATCTACCCCTAAAAAAACTATGAAAAAATCTACCCCTAAAAAAACTATGAAAAAAACTACCCCTAAAAAAACTATGAAAAAAACTACCCCTAAAAAAACTATGAAAAAAACTACCCCTAAAAAAAAATCCATGAAAAAAACTACTCCTAAAAAAACTATGAAAAAAACTACTCCAAAAAAAAAATCTTCCAAAAGAAAATCAACTAAAAAGACCAGCTCTAAAAAATCAACCCAAGGTCTCCTTTCCTTCTTAGGTCTCTAAATTTTTTAATTCTTTATAACAATTGTTAATTTTTTCCTGAATATTAACATTTTCATTGTCATCTATTAATTCATTATTTTCACAATTATAAAAATAATTTTTTATAAAATATTTTCTTTTAACATATAATGCATTCCTTTTTTTACCCTGATTTGTAAACATAGAGAAATCATCTACAATATCTATAATTTTAGGCAAGAATTCACTATGCTTTTTTCTCATCACACGTCCAACTGATTGAATAATATCACTTTTTGGACTTGCTAATATTAAAGCATTTAAATTAGGAATATCTAAACCCTCATTAGCCATTGGATATGTTGCTAATATTAAACTACATTCTTCACTCTCTTTTAACGCTTTTTGACTCATTCCACCAATATAATATCCAACACTACAAATATTATTTTCACTAATAATTTTATATACATAGTTTAATTGATTTTTTCTATCACTTAATATTAAAATTTGTCTTTGTTTATGTTCTTTTAAAATATCTTTAATAATAGTTATAATTAAATCATTTCTTTTTTGATAATTACAAATATTATTTAACATTGATGATAATTTTACTTTACCATTATAAGCTAATAATACTTCGTTATAACTATTATCATTACTTAAAATTTTATATCTACAAACTTCTACATTATAATGTTCTTGATTTTTACTATTAATTGTACTAAAAACAATTGGTCCAACAAACCATTTTAATACTTTTGTTAAACCATCTTTTCTATTTGGTGTTGCACTTAGTGCTAACATATATCTTGAATTAATTTTAGCAAGTGCTCTTGAAAAAACACGTGACGGAACACGGTGTGCTTCATCAATAATCACTAATCCAAAACAATCAAAAGCATTTAATGAGAATTGTCTCATAGAAATAGTTTGTAACATACATAATATAATATCTTTACCATCAACATCATATTTATCTTGTTGAATTCTACCAATTTTAGCATCTGGTAAAAACATTTCAATACGTTCAATCCATTGATTCATTAAAAATTCTTTATGAACAACAACTAGTGTTTTTTTTTGTAATCTGTAAATAATATTTAATGCAACAACAGTTTTACCTTGACCACACCCTAGACTAATAATTCCACCACCTTGTATATTATTATTTTCATAAGTTTTTAAATAAGCATTAATTGCATTATTTTGTAATTCTCTCATTGATCCTTTAAATGTTATATTAATAGTTTTACCTTCTGGTATTTTATATAAATCAGGTTCTTTAAATTTTTTAAAAGCATAAAATTTTGGTAAATATATCTTTTTTTCGTTTTCTAAAAATACTTTAAAAGGCTCATTTTGATCACCAAAATCATTACTAATATTAGGCTTTACTGTTAAATCATCTCTAATTTTATTTAATTGATCTTCACTTAATATGGATTTTTTTATTATATACCCTCTTTTTCCTAAATATTTTTCTGTATTCATTTTAAAAATTAGTTTTACATTTATTTATTCTAAAATAAGTCTTTAAATAATATTATCTTAAGTAATATTATTTAATATTTTATTAAAAATTATTGTAAAGAAAAATTATTATATTGTTTTACACTATTATTTAAACTCATTTTTGGACTATTTTCTAAACGATTTTTTATAGTACTTTGAGAAACATTTTCAAAATTATTTGCAACTAATTCATTTGAATCTTGTGAATTACTATTTTTATTATTTTTAATGTAAAATTCATACATTATTGTATCAATAGTATCAGTAAAGTCTTTATTAGATTCAAGTATAGAAATTAATTCATTTAAATATTTAATTTGTGAATCTTTATTTTCCATAGTAAACATTTCATTTATTTTTTTTATATATTCATATAGTTTAACAATAGTAGATTTTAATTTTTCTACATCTTCATCACTATAATTTGATAATGATTTTTTATTATTTTCTTTTTCAAGTGATTCAATAGTTGTTTTTAATTCTTTTTTTTCACTTTCTAAGTTAATAATTAATTTTTCTAATTGTTTTTTAAATAATCCTTTTTTATTATTTTCTGATTGTACTTTATTTAATTCATTTGCCACATTTTTTACCTCATTTATAATACTATTTTCATTATAATTTTCTTCGATTTCTTCATTTTCTAAAGAATTTAATTTACTATATCTATTACTAATTTGTGATTCTAATTCGGAAATATTCTCAGATTCTTCTTCATTCTGTAAATTTTGAAGTCTTTGTATATTATTTACTTCATTAGATTCTTCATTTTGTAAATTTTGAAGTCTTTGTATATCATTTAATTCTTCAGAATCTTCTTCATCAGAATCTTCTTCATTAGAATCTTCTTCATTTAAATTTTCTTCATTACTTATTTCATTAAAATTTAATCTTTCTTTTTGAAGTAGTTGATCTAAATTTGATTGTAAATTTGAATTTGAATTTGAATTTGATTGTAAATTTGAATTTGTATTTTCTTCTTCATCATCACTTGAATCATAATCTTCTACTTCTTGAGATTGTTCAAATAAATTTTCATTATTATTTTGATAATTATTTTTTTGCATTTGATTTTTTAATTCATTAACTTCACTCATTATTTGCGCATGAGTATTATTTTCTAAATATGATTCAATAATTTTTTTAAGTTCAATAAAATTTTTAGAATAATTTCTTTTTTGTGTTTCTGGAATATAATTAATAACATTATCATAATGTATAAATGAATAATTATCATCAATTAAGTTATTTGGAGTAAAATATACATTAACAAAGTATTTAGTATTATTTAGACCTAATTTTTCAATAGTTTTTATAAAATCTAAATTATTTAAATTATATTTTAATTCTAAATTTTTATTTGAATTATTTTTAATTCTTGTGTTATCTTTTAAAAATAATTCTGGTAAACTATTATTAATTAACAATACATTTTTATTTGTATTAAAAATAACAATATATGTTTTATATAACTTATTTCTATTATTATTTCTATTAGAATTATTTAATGGTTCTGAAATACCCAACATGAAATCAGGTTGATTACTCATATATATATATTAAATAATAAAAATAATTTTATTATTTAATTTAATGAAAAATTTAATTAAAACCAGATTTTTGTGTAGTTGGTCCCCAACCCGGAATAATCTTTATTGTTTTAACATTATTCATTTTAAGATAATCTTTTTGTTTTTTAATTACTAATTTTGGTTCTTCTACATATCTAAATGAAATATTCTTTAATAAAATACTATTCCATTTAGTTTTAAAATTTGTGAGTATTTTTGAATTTGATTCATCAATCTTCTTATACTTATCATTTAAATAAAATGGATTATATAATACGAATTGTATACCATACTTTAAACAATCATTAATATCTGAATTGAAAATATTATCTTTTGAAATTTTTGGAACAACAAATGTAAATTTAGTTCTTGACATTTCAATTAAACTATTTGTTGAATATTTTGTTGATAGACCAGTATCATATTTAAAATAATTACTATTATATTCTACATAATTACATTGTGACTTATCTTTTATATTTAAATTTATATATTCATCAAATAAACTATATGTTGGATAATTGTCTGTGAAAATAATAACTTTACCAAATGCATCTTTAATAGGACAATTTGAGACAGGATAATTACCACTTCTTCCATTAAACCCATATTTTTTACTAACCAATTTATTACCAAAGGTATTTTTTAATGATAATGCAATTTTATTATAAATATTAACATCAGTCTTATCAAATTTTATTTCTAAATAAATAAAAAATGGTAATATACAATTTTCAGAATATGGATTTTTAAAAATATTATTATTTAAATATTTTATTATATTATTAAAATCTATTGGTTCACTATATTGATTTAATGAATCTGCACTAATCATTGGATAAGAATTTTCATCTCCTAAATCTCCACTACTATATACCTGTAAATGTATTAAACGTGCATTATTACCATTTAATGCTACTGGGTAAATATTTTTATTTAAATTACTAATATTTAATGTTGATAAGTCATTTGATGTAGATATCATTGTATTAAAAGATGAATTATAATAAAAATCACATAATTTTAAATTTTGATAATCTTTCATCTTATTATTATAAAATGATAATGGAGGACATTCAATATCATTATTGTTATATTTATATTCTTTATCATTCATATTTGTTAAATGTTCAATATTTTCAAAATTTTCAAAACTTTCATTATTTTCTTCATTCTCCTCTACTAAATCCATATTAATAATACAAGGTTGACTACTCTCTTTATATAACGTGGGAACAATTTTTAGTGCATTATATGATTCACCACTTTTAATAAAATTTGTAAATTCTGAAAAATTTTTAGATATACAATAAATAAATAATATAAATGAATAAACACCAATAAAACCCAATGAAAAAATATTTGCAAAATTATTTATAATATTAATTAATTGATTATCTGTAGAATTTACTACTAAATTTAGTAATGTTATTCCAGCAATACCATTTTTATACAAATATAATATATAAAATAATATTAATAATGATATACTAGAATTAAATATTTTTATTATTTTATTATATAATGATAAATCATTATTTTGTATATTTTTAATATTACTAATTAAAAGATATAAACAAATTATTGCTAAAATAATATTAATAAATAAATTTTTATTCATACTTATATTATAATAATATTTGTTTTTTTATAAAAAAAGTTTATTATAAATATCTAATTTATATTTTTCTCTTATTTTTAATTTATTGGGTGGCTCTTCAATCTTTTTTTTATTTTTAACACTATTATCTTTTGTTTTTTTATTTATTTGTTTATCTTCATTTTTCTTTGTATTATTATTTGTATGATTATTTATATTAA